TAAGAGGAAGTAATGAGCAATCAAGCACCTACAATGTTCGTATCACAATATAGTAAAAAGAAACCTACACTTCTTTCGCAGCAAACAGGTAAGAAGAAAAAGAAAAAGAAATATAAAAAGAAAAAATGATTGATCCAAAGGAAGATGATTTATCCTACTTTGCTGATTGGTACTTAAACTCTGGGGATATAAAAAGATTATACACACCATTCAGAGATCCATTATTATTTATAGAAGGAGTTAGTGGTGTTGTTCTTTATAGAAGAGATAACTTCCAAGTAGAATTATTTATCTGTCAACCTAATACAGTTATACCAGAGCATACTCATCCAGATGTAGATAGCTATGAATGTTTTTTATATGGAATGAAATTTACTCATGGTGGAGAGACAGTAATATCTGACGAACAAGCACAAGAAGAAATAGAAGGTATGCCAGCTTATGCTTATCAAACTATAAGAGTTAGACCAAACGATCCTCATGGTGGAACTGCGTCTAAAAATGGTGGTGCTTTTATATCTATACAAAAATGGTTAAATGGTGTAGAGCCTACTCATGTAAGTTCTAACTGGGATGGTGATACAATGGGTGATAACCATAAAGAACAAACAGGATTGTAATTATGGCAAAGCAAAAGTTCACACACTTTATACCAAGAGAGAAACCTAAGAAGAGAAAAGGTGTGCATAAAAAAACTCAGAATAAAAATGAGAAGAGACAAAAAAAGCAGACAAGATACAAGGGTCAAGGAAGATGATTGATAAATTTATTTATAATTTTTTTTCTGCAATAGATAAGTTCTTCTCATTGCTTGAGACTTACTCTGTTAAATTTACTTCATGGTTATGGCAGCTAAGAGTTAAACTGCTAAAGAAAAAGAGAAAAAGAAAATGAGAGACACTAAAGTTTTAGAATCATTTAAGAAGCATACAGAAAGAAAACTTAAAGAGATGAATATCTTTAAACATCTAAAGAAAGAAGTTAATGTTGGTGCTAATGGTACACAAGATTATGTAATTAAAAAAGGTATCAACAAAGGTAAGGTTGCTAAATGAAACGACAACACAACACAGCTCTAATTGCTTTACTTGGTACAATTCTTTTAGGTTTATCTACTTATGTATTAATTACTATTGTTGAACTACAAATTCATATTGGTATGCTATCAGAAGAGATTATGAATGTTGATAAACAAATAGGAAGAATATATAATTTTATAGATAGTATTAGAGATAAATAATTATGGCTATTAGAAGAACTACTAAAGGTAAGAACGCAAATTACAGACCAACAAAGTCTGGAGCTGGAATGACAGCAAAAGGTGTTCGAGCATATAGAAGAGCCAATCCTGGATCCAAATTAAAAACTGCAGTTACTGGTAAAGTTAAAAAAGGATCTGTTGCTGCTAAAAGAAGAAAATCATATTGTGCAAGATCTCTTGGTCAACTTAAAAGATCTTCTGCTAAAACAAGAAACGATCCTAACTCTAGAATAAGACAAGCTAGAAGAAGATGGAAGTGTTAATATGCAAAAAAAAGGTTGGAAGAAACCAAAAGTTCAATCATTAATTTGTGGTTACTGTAAAGAATGTAACAAACAATTAATGAGTGATGAAGGTGGTTGGATTGTAACACATAAAAAAGAATATTTTTGTCATGATGGTAAAGATGGCTCTTGCTTTGATAACTATTGTGAGTTAAAACTTAAACAACAAAAGGAGAAACAAAATGCCAATGGTAGGAAAAAAGAAGTTCAGCTATTCCCAAGCTGGTAAGAAAAAAGCTAAAGCATACGCAAAGAAAAAAGGAATGAAGGTTAAAAAGAAATAATGAAAAAAGGTTATCACAAAACTAAATCTGGTAAGATTGCTAAGAAAGGTTTGTACTATAATATTAATAAGAAAAAAAAAGCCGGTACTTCTAAATCAAAAAAGAACTCAACAATTTCTGCAAAGGCTTACAAGAATATGAAGTCTGGATTTCGGAAAAAAGCTTAGTATATCTTTTTACTTTTCTAATTAGTTCCCGGTTATGTTTTTCTGTATCTTCTAACTTATGTTCTAGTTCAGAAATTTTATTTCTATATTTTAAACTCCAATTGATTCCAATACTGTTTTCTTCAGATCTTCGTACTCTTGCCATATAGAATATTCCTTTCCCCAATATCTTATTTTATTTTGTTTATTATTTAATGAATTAATAACTGTTGTATGATCTTGATTAAAGACTCTACCAATAGAAGATATACTTATATTATATTCTTCATGTAAAAGATTATAAAGAATACTTCTAGTTCTAACTATATCTCTTGTTCTACCTTTACTGAATACATCGTTCTTGCTTACAAGATATTTTTGACAAACTTTTTCTACAATCTTATTAACTGTATCAAGGTTTGCATTCTTGTATGCGACTCCAATAATATTTTTTTTATCATTAGAGTCTTTTATTGGTTGGTGTTGCAAAAGTTTTGCTGCATACAAAAATCCTTCTGAAAACCCTACCTCATATAATCTTTCTTCCTGGTCTGTTAGAAGGTAAAATGCTTTTTTAACTTTATAGATAAAAGTGTTTTGGTCTAAATGTTTAATGTGATTATTATAGTGTTTACTTATATTTATGGTCATAGATCCCCTACTGTTTTCCTTTCTTTTTTTCAACTATTAAGTTAATAACTATTTAGTTGTCATTAACTTTTCTTTTGTCTGCTCTATTTTCCAAAGTAAATTAAAAGAATCTTGTTGATACTTATTTACTTTTACTTTTGCTTCCAGGAACTTCTTGTGTTTCTTCGCTTGAAGATCCTTTAGCTTCTGCAGACGCATTCGGATTTGTTCCATCATGCTCCTTTTTTACTTTTGTATTATCGATCCTTAAATTATCGATATTACATTCTACTAACTCACCTCTATTTTGAGGGTTGGTAGCCTTCTCTACATCATCAAAGAGTTCGGTCATTGTAAAATGACACTCTCCATTGATAATTCTTTTAAATTTTGTCATACTTATTTGCTTTTTTCAACTTCTTTTTTAATCAAAAAATCTATATACTGTCTTGCTTTTTTAAGATCTTCGATACCATTTTTTCTTTTATATCTAGAAATATATTTAATTACATTGCCTTCACAAAAATCAAAATCATTTTTAATTATAAAGTCAATAGGTTCAATTTTGTTTGCTATATAGTGTTCTGGTTCTTTTATATTGTCTGCCATATTAAATCCTTTTTTTAGCAAGGTGGGGAAAACGATTAGAAAGGGAAAAAAACCCCACCCTGCTTGATACCCTTTAGCCTAAGTTAAAAGGTATATTCGTTATTACCACCACTTTCTGCTTTTGCAAAGTCATTTTTACTTTGGGATGCAGCTCCACTTGGTGTTAAGATGATTGTCATTTCACCCGGCTTTGGGTTTCCATTTTCATCTTTTGAAACAAAACCTGCTTGGTTATACCATTTCCCGTCAATGTTAACTCCAATGGTCCAGTTCTTATCTGGATGTTTCATATTTTTTGGACCAACCATCATAGGAACTTTATCCTTTGGGTCACTCCACTTTTCGTTCTTGACTAGGTTAATGTATATCTTTTCCATATTTATCCTTTTAGTTATATCAATCTTTATGATTGATTATTTTTAAGTTGTAACTCTCTAGTATCTGCAACATCTTTAACTTGTTGATATACTCTAGGGTTATTTTTAATTAGATATTGAATGTGATCTTTATATTTAAAAGCTACTGCTTTAAATTCTTTTAAAGAGTTTGCTTTTTTAATCTCACTTTTAATATCTTCCACCTCTACACGATCATCCGTATATTGGGGGTCGGCTTCTGCAGATTTCTCTGTAGAATTTTGTTCAAATGGTTTTGCATTGTAACCATCTTCTAAATCTAAACCGGTCTTTAAGTTTAATGCATTTAAGAATGCATACTTTCTACTGTATGACATTGCTTGACCCGTTCCATATTTATCTAACTTACCTATTGCAGTACATCCATCGATAATTATAAAACTTTTTGGATCATCGATGTCAGTTATTTTCATAGTACAAGTTACCACTACAAACTTATCTGTTACATCTGTAATGTAATTGCAAGTTGGATATAAACCATTTTCAAGAAGAGCTGCCATTGCAACTTTCTGAACATCATCATGTAACAAGGGATTGAACGGCATTCCGGACACCTTGTTTGCTTTCTTTACACCACTTGCATGATTACAAGCATTGTGTAACTTCTTATGTATGTTACCCATATTGTTTCCCTTCATTTGATATACATTTGTTTCACTACTCATTATTTCTCCTTGTTTTTCATATCTTTTATTTTTTCACCTAACATATTATGTTTGGCGTGTTTTGTTTTAACTCTTGGTTTTATATAGTTGCTATTACAATTAGAAAATATTTTAATTTGTTTTTCAAAATCAATACCTTTACTTTCTAATGCTTTTTTTACTGCACTTTCTATACTCATATTTTTATACCCCATAGTTTGGTTATTAGTTGTTTTTGTTCATCTGCTAAATCTTTATAATAAAAAAAGTGATTAAGATCTGGTGGTTCCATCATCATTGCTAAAGTTTCTAACTTACCTTCTGCAAACATAATCATTTTTTCCCACAACATAATCTTCTCTATCATTTTAGAATAAAGATGTTCTAGATGATCTGCCTTCATCAACTCATGACTTTGATCAAAGATGATATAATCTTTGTCATTAACATATACCAAGTAAGGTATTTTTTTAGTTGTCATATAGTAGAATGAAGTCTGTGTTAAGTTTTCTATTGTAGGTTCAGTAGGTAGATCTTGAGTGATCATGTTCCATTCCTCTTTACCTTTTACTTTTCTTAAATTAGGTGGCTTAGTTTTTAATTCTATAAATTTTGTTTTAGACTCATAGTCTATTCTACCAATTATTGGTTTGATCATTCCAAACTCTTGGTTTTCAACATATCTTTCACAAACTAATTTGTCTTTACCAATTATATTTTGCACAACTTTTTTTGTAATAGGAATACAATCTCTTGCAAACTTCAACATTGCTTCTCTGCCGAACTTATCTTTTTCATCAACCGGTGGGTTCTCATTTATTAATTCTAATTCTGCTGCAAAACAATTTTCAAGTTCTCTTTCCTCTTCTGTAAACTCTGTTTGCTTTATTGTTTTTGTTTTATGAATAACATCTGCAATCATTCTTTGGACCACATTGTTAACTAGGTTTCCAAAGTTAGCTTTATATCTAAATGCAAACTTCCTTCTAACTTCTTGAGGGAAAGTGTAACCAATAATATTTTTTGCAAATGGAGTTGAGGTGCTGGAATAGGACCAA